TGCAGTAAAAGTCCCCCGCCAGCTGTTTCAGGTCGTAGGCAATGAAGCCGCCCAGAAGTTCGCCCCCCTGAGCAGCTTCTTCCCAGTTCTGTTCGATACTGAGCATTTTCTTCCAGTATCTGCCGTTTGTGGCCAGAAGGTGCAAAGCCTCGTTTGCAGCTGCTGGCATGGCGTTGATGTACGCCCTTGTGTTGCTGTCGTTTACCAGGGTCGCCCCGTCCAGGCTGTCCATTTTACGCAGGCACGTCTCCTGCAGTTCTTTCCATGTGATCATTCGCCCGTGCCTCCTTTATTTTTCTCAGCCTTCCAGGTCTGTCAGGTCTGTACCGTTTGCAAAGCCCAGACCGCACAGTGCTGCGCCTCTCCAGTTGTTGAAACCTGCAGCGAATCTGCTTCTGCCGCTGAATACGTTTGCATGGTTGTTGTGGTCGATGTAGCTGTCAACCTTCAGTTTGATTCTGTCCAGCCAAGGCATACATTCATATTCCTGCATATACTGGCTGTCCATCATGATGAAGTAAGGCTGACCGTTGATTGTTTTAGGCAGTTCGCCCCATACCAGTACATTCCACAGACCGCACTGGAAGTTCCATGCGTTGTTGTTTGTTCTGGGGTCCAGTTCGCTGCCTACTGCAGCCAGAACTGCTCTTTTCAGAGGACCGCTGTTGGGGATGATGATTGTGTTGGGTTTCACATTCAGCAGGTTGCCTTTGTCGTCTTTGAAATCCTGCATTGCTTCCTGTACTGCATCCATTACAGCCACGCTGAATGCACCCTTGAACAGGTTGGACTGCAGCAGTTTGTTGCCCATTGTTTTGCTGGGGTGTTCTGCACTGAACATGGGTTTGCCGTCAGCACAAGTGATGCTGTATGTCTTTTTGCCCCATGTCATTTTTGCCAGATGTCCGCTTGCCAGCAGGTGAGCGCCGAACTGTTCTCTTGTTCTGCCGTAGCTTGTTGTGAATCTCTTTGCGCCGTTTGTGATGTCACCCAGTTTTTTATCTTCGATCGCTTCCGCTGTGATGGAGAAGCCCAGTTTCCAAGTGCTGGGTTCGATCACCTTGCAGAAACCTTCTTCGAAGCTGTCCTGGGGTGTAGCGCCGTTTTAGCCTACATCCTGGAAGTTACCCAGGGCAGTCATTGTTGCGTATTTTTCCGCAAAGGTCTTTGTATTGTCCATGTAGAAAATCTTATCCAGCAGGCTGGTTTCCTCCCATGCTTCAACGCCGGATGTGATCATGCTCTTGATAGGCTCCTGGCTCTTGCCGAATACGCTATCATTTACACCACTAGACACAGAAAATGTAATACCACTCATGTTTTTCACTCCTTTTTTTTGCAAAAAAATAAGAGTGACCCTCCCATGTGTCCGTCATGGGTCAAGCCACTCTTAAATTGTTTTGATGTTTTTCATTGTCTTATGGGTTCCTGCTTAGGCTGTGCCAGCTTCTGGATCTGTGCCAGCTTCTGGCTCTGTACCAGCATCTGGATCTGTGCCAGCTTCTGGCGTTTCTGTCTGCAGATACGCCACGTCGAAATAACCGCATACTGTACCAGCTGCTTCGTCGATGTCTGTTACTCTGAACGCACCGCCTGTAGTTGCTGTTACTGTCAGTGCATCTGCGCCCAGTGTTACCACCGCACCCAGGGCAGGTTTTGCAGTATAAGGCACTTCAAATCTTGTTGTCGCCAGTACGGGCATCACAGGAACCACTGTGCCGTCGCTGGGTCCCATGCAGATATAGCCGGGTTTTTCATCAGCTGCACATTTTGTTGCGCCTGTTTCTCCCAGTGTCAGTGCTTCGCCCAGTTCGTAATCCTCGCCCTCTGTCACGGGCAGATATTCGAAAGGCTCTACACCTGTGATCTGTCTGTCTTTCACTTTGAACATAGTTTCTCAACTCCTTTTAGTCATTTTCATGGTTTTTACGATACATTTCAGCGATTTCTTCCATCGTTGCTTTAGGGAAATACATTTTGTACCCTTCCACAACATCTGCAGGAATTTCGCCTTTTGCGTTGCTTCCTTTGGTCTGTTTCAGATGTCCTTTGCCGTTCATCAGATTCAGCGCCCCCTGTTTTACAGCCGCATTCTGCTGCGCTCTGATCTTGTCTTTGTTTTTCAGAAGATAAGCGTCTGCAATAGTCAGATTGGGGCTGTCTCTCCAGAATTCCAGAACTTTCAGCCCGTCAGGGTCGTTCATCATGGCCGCCACATCAGCAAATCCACAGTCAGGATATTCTTTCTTCATGGCATCGAACTGATCACGCATGAATTTGTTTGCCTGCTCCTGCTGCTGCTGTGCCAGCATCATTTTCGCCTGCTGCACTTCGGGCAGGTTTCCAACGATCTCATTCAGCTGCTTTTCGTTAATGCCCATATCCTGCAGCTGCTGTCTCTGCATATCAGCGTTGTATGCCGCCATGTATGCGTTCAGGTCTGCTTCGGATGTGATAGGCTTGCCGTTGTAGGGATTGATTTTCCCTTTGTACTGCTCTGCAATTCTTGCGTCGATACGCTTCTGTGTTTCTGCTTCGATGGCTGCCTGCATTTCAGGGCTGAATCCGCCCTGCTTGCCATCTGTTCCGTCGTTACCGTCGGAACCTTCCTCAGATGCTGGATCACCTCCGGGAGTACCGTCTCCCACGTCTCCTGCAGGTTCGCCGCCTACGGGGTCAGTTTCTCCTTCTTCCGCTGCGCCGTCCTCTGCGCCTCCGTCAGTGTCAATTTCTTCTGCAAAATCTTCTTCGTTGAAGAAATCCTCGTTTGTAAAATCGTCCATTCCGGGCATACTCTTTTCCTCCTTCGTCCTGTTACTTATTTTTTCTTACCTGTTCTCAGGTCGCCGCCTGTCTGTTTGCTGGGTGCTTTTGTTTTTTCAGCGCCCTTTGTTGCTTTCACTTCCATTGTTCCAGCTCTGCCAACGTCCAGACCATTACCGTGCTTTCTCATACCGTTTCACCTCCTCAGCGGGTCTCATAAAGGTTTTGTTTGTCTACGCATTGGATTACGCTGCGCATGGCGCATTGGGTTACGCTGCGTCTGGAACTGCAAGCAGCAGCACAAAGTGCTGGTTCGCAAAGCGAACTTCCGAAGCGTAAAATATAAAAAGCCGTCCGTTTCCAGATGGCTTTTAATCAGAGATATAAACTTTTTTCTCAGCCAGAACGATTTTTTCTTCGTCCTTCTTGCTGTGGTTCTTGCAGTGTGGATTTCTGCATCCATACTGGAAGATGTAATATGCTCTTGTCTGCTGTTCTGCTGTATCGTCGTTTTCAAAAAGCAGTTTGCTTCTGTCCATGATATACAGTTCAGTTCCGCATTCCTTACATACCTCCGCCATTCGTCATACCTCCCATCATTTCCATGGCACTGCCTGCCCCGTCCTGTACTGCCGTATCAGGCAGCAGTGGGCTTTCCGGCGCAATAGGCCCAGCTGGCTGCTTTGCCTGCATCTGTACCATCTGCTGTTCTCTCTGCATTTCCAGTTTTTCCTTTACCTCTGCAGCACCGGGATAGTGCTGTCCGGCCATCATTTCCCAGAACATGATCAGCGTTTCGATGTTGTGAGGATCACCAAAGGCCCCCGTCTGCAGGTTCATGCGGATTTCCTGCCACATAGCCTCCCTGTTTCCGGCAAGGCTCGATGTATTGTCAACGCTGAACAGGAAATCATCCAGCCAGTACCACTCTCCGGCAGCATCTTTTGCCAGATAGTCGTATTTATTGAACTCGCTGTATGTTGTGGTCCCGTCAACGTTCTTATGTCTCACAGGTCTGGGTTCGTCGCTGTATGCCAGCAGGAATTTGAACATCACCTGATACAGGTCTGCATACATGGCGTTTTTCATGATGCGCTTACTTTCCAGTCGTCCTGCACTCTGGGCAACGGCGATCTGTTTTGCAGCCCCGCTGGTCGCTGTTCTGTCGGGTCGTCCCTGGAAACTGTCAGTGATGCCCAGGATACGTCTTGCCTGTTCATACTGCGCCTCTGCAATGGCCTGATCCTGCCCGGTATCCACCTGCAGGTTATGTACGCCGAAACTGTTTCTTTCTGCAGGATTTTTGAAAATAACTTCTCTCAGCTGTTCATCAGTTTTCTTCACATTGGTTTTTGCATCCCTTGTGATCACACTGCCGCCCTTGTCCAGTTTCTCCTGAATACGGGTGTCGCATTTCTTGATCATGTTCTGCTGATCCATGATCTTGTCAATGTCGCTGTCTCCCAGGGGCTTGCCCCAGCTGGAAACATTCTTGCGAATGACGATGGGGTATACATCGGGCTTGTAGTAAGGGATTCTGGAAGGTCTCAGCACTGTCTGCGGCTCTACCTCAAAAGCATTTCCGAATTCATCCATCAGGATGCCGTTCTCTGCTCCTTCGGGGTACTCATCCACTTCTTCCATCATCGGGATGATGCCGTTCTTGGTATGGATGTCCTCAAACAGTTCCATTTCGCTGCTGTCTTCTTCCTCTGCCGTTCTGTTGTGGCAGTATCTGCATTCATCCAGCCCCGTCATATCTGCGCCGCATTTGGTGCATTTCTGACGTTTTCTCGCCTGGTAGTCTTCCAGGTCTTCCAGTTCCACATCGTTGACCCAGGTATAACGGCCGATGCCGCCCTCTTTGTTTCGGAAATACCCGAAATTCACAGTTACCACATCGTCTGCGCTTCCCTGTCCGCCTCTGCTTGCAGGGTCGCTTTCGCCCTGGTCTTCCACGTCCACGTCGTATTTTTCCTTGACGTGCTTCTTTGTCATGCCCATCTGAATGATGATGAAATCCATATCATTGATTTCATTTACACCATCCTGGAAGATCACCTGTCTGGGATGCAGCAGCGTCACGCAAAGTTCGCCCCTTGTTTCGTGGGTGTGCCTGTCACTGTCCCATTCCACCAGGAAGATGTCCCCGCCCTGAATGGGTGTGATCCTTTCGTCCATATCGTTGAGCAGTTCAAAGGGAAGGCGGTCTGTTTCGTTTCGCAGGAAATCCTCCAGCGTTTTTGCCAGGGCTTCATGCTCCTGCTTTCTCGCTGTTACCTTGGGCATAGGAAAGCTGCTGTCAACCTGGGCTTCCATCAGTTCTGCAACGATGTTACGCACCCCTGTTGCCTGGGCAGATTTCCCTTTGCTCTTTGCACCGGGAACCTTGTCAATTTCCCTTGTCCCGTTGTAAAGGGCTGTTCTCTTGTCCATCAGGACAAATTCATCCGCCATGGCTGCACTGTTTTTCCGCAGTCTCTCCTGCCAGCGGTTCAGCTTTGTCATGCCCTCCTGGGTCTCCTGTCTTTTTTTCTTCTTTTTCGCCAAAATCTCACCTCTTTTCAGAATTTCAGATTGTTAATGGCTTTTTCTTTTTTCTGCTGGTCGATTCCGATATAGCGCCGTGTGATACTAGGGTCAGAATGTCCCAGAATCTCCTGCACCATAACGATGTCGCCCCCGGTATCCATATACAGCCAGTAAGCAAAGGTTTTTCGCAGCGTGTGGCAGCTCAGGCTTTCTTTGTACCCCACTGCGTCCGCCGCCTCGTTCAGAATCTGCCATACCCTGATGCGGGAAATGGGTCTGTTCTGTCTGCTCCTGCCGTTACGGAAGGCAAATTCATAGTCTTTTTTGCCCTTGAAAAACTCCCTGTAGATTTTCTGCAGGTTCGGATTGATGGGCAGCAGGATGGTTTCCCCTGTTTTCTGTTCCTCAATGGCAATGCGGTCTTTGTTTCTCAGGTCTTTCACCCGGTACTGCAAAATGTCGCTGATCCTGCGTCCCAGGTATACCCCTGTCATAAAAAGAACATAGTCTCTTTCGTTCTTCTCCCGCAGATAGTCCCCGATCACGCCGACCATCTTTCTGTCTTCAATGGGCATCACATATTTCAAAATGGATCACCCCACTTTCTGATCAGATAGTCCTGTTCTTCGCTGGTTGCGTCGTAGTAGTCCGCCCACATATCCTCTGTCCATTCGACCTTTTTCTTTTTCTTTTCTTCCGGCACTTCCAGGCTCTGCTGTCCCCTTGCCATCAGTGCGATACAAAACGCCATTACCAGGTCGTCATGCTCACCCTGTTCGGCTTCGGGTCTGCCTGCTTCGTTTCGAATGAAGGTCAGACACTCCTGCAAAGTGTCCCTGTCATGGATCAGATGGATGTGGTCACGCACATATTCCACCATGCGGGCGATCATCACAGGTCTGGTCACGCTGGTTGTTGCATAACCGAAACTCTGGCGCATCTTCCCGGCGTAAGTGTCGAATACTTCACGGACGTACAGGTTCGGATACTGCAGATATTCCAGTACTTTCTGCGGGTGCGTGGAATAGTTCACTTCCAGGGCGATCAATGCCCAGTTGTAATACCTTCCCAGGCTGTAAACCTGTTTCGCATAGTCGTCCTCGTCGCATTTCTGCCAGCGCAGTCTCGCCACCTGTTCCCCGGTGATGTTGTCGATCACCTGGGCTGTGAAGTAGTCGCTTCCTTCTCCGGCAGTATCTCCGCCCAGGGTGTAAGGTCTTCCCTTTACAGGCTCCTTGAAAATAAGGATTTCGCCCCGGTCTGTATCCGAAAACCTGATTTTCCGCAGGATGATACGATCCAGACCCTGACGTTCTTCCTTATAGATAAAACGTCCGCATCTGGGTGCAGGTTCTTCTTCGATCATCCGCAGTCGGATGATGATAGCCTTGTTGTCGAATACGCCTGTACCTGTTGCAATAAATGCTTCTTCCGGGGTAGCCGGGTATTCCTGATGGAATTTATCAATATCGCCGCCGCAGTTGTTTTTGATACTCCAGCGCCGCCACATGATCTGTTCATCCGTCAGGTGAAAGGTCTTTTTCAGTTCCTTTTCTTCCTCTGTCAGCGTTTCCCCGTGGTAAGTCATCCTGTATTCGTCCATTTCATGCCATGCAGCAAAGAAGGGAATAAAGTCATTCAGCCCCGCAACGGCATCGTCCCACAGTTTTTTGAAGAAGTTGAACCCGTTTGCAGTGCTTTCGATGATGATCATTGTTCCCGCCATACTGGGAACCGCCTGCAGCAGCCCTGTCAAAGTGTCCAGGATGTCCCCCGGCCAGAAGGCCAGTTCAGACGCATGGATGTTTGCCAGTGTGTCAGAACGTCCGACACCTTTGCCCCCTGCTGTGGTGCATTTGATTTTACTGTTCAGACCTGGGCGTTTCTTTCGGTCTGCTTCGTTCCTGCTGGGGTTGTCAAAGATCAGTTCCTTGGCGTTGCTGTTCTTCATCATCGGACGCACAGGGTTGTGGTCGTGAAACAGCTTCGACATATTGAAAAGGTTGGTCGTTGCTTCGTCCTTGTGGGTGATGATCAGGCTGTTGACGTTCTTCTTCGTCGCCGTGCTGTGATAGATCATCCCCTCCGTCAAAGTAGAAAAGCCCATCTGTCGGGCTTTCAAAATGATGATTCGGACGGGCTTTCCTTCCTGTCTCAGTCTGGTGATCAGCTGATACAGTCTGACCTGGGCGCTGTTCAGCCGAAACGGTACGATCCTGCTGTCTTTCGTCTTGATTTTCAGAAAATTTTCGATGTAAAGTTTTGGATCACTGAGGACTTTATACGTTTTAAGCATCTGCAGCACCTTCTTCCAGGGGTACAGCGTCGCTGCTTTGCGCCGCTCTTTCTGCATCCTCCAGAATTTCCTCGATGCCTTTGCCTTCTCCGCCTCCGCTGGCATTGTTCGCCGCCAGTTCGGTGCGTTTCGTGTCGTTCTGCAGTCTCTTTTTCTCAATGGCCAGTCTTTCAGGATCGTTCTGCCAATCCTTCCGGGCTTTGTTCATCAGAAAAAATTTGATCGCAGTAACATCCGCCGGGACGTGCTGGGTCTCTGTGACTTCTTCCAGCACTTCTTCCGTGATCACCTTGCCGCTTTCATCAAAAACCAGTGTTCCGTCTTCGTTCTTCATGGGTTTTTTCAGTTTGTAGTGCTTTTTTACATCTGCACTATACCCCATGCAGCGCTCGTACAAAGTCCTTTCGACGTTTTCGACCTGCTTCGCTTTTTCTGCCTTGAGGTAGTCGGCACTTTTTTTCAGGAGTGCCGAAAGTGCCGGAATTTTCGATTTTAACTCACGAAAATGGCTGTAACTCATGTCCAGCAATCTTGCCATTTCTTTTTGAGAAATCCCCGCAAACGCCCATTCTTCAAGGCTTTTCATGTTTTCGTAGATTTTTTCCTCGTTGGTTTTCGCCACTCCATCACCTCCGTTATTCCGGCACTTTTCGTGTCCAGAGTGCCGAAAAAAATTTGCATAAATTTCCGCCTGTATTTTCGTGAATAAATGCAAAAAGGCAAGAAAAGCCCGAAATTTCAACGTTTTTCGGTGCTTCACTCGCCTTTTTTGAATTTAACATTTCACTAGATTGTGTTAAATAAACCTTTTCTCCGCTCTTATAAGGAAGAAAAACTTTTTTCCGCCTATTTACTTAACATTTTCTCAAAGTGTTAAGAGACGGGCGCAGAGAAGCCGAGAGGTGCATTTTATGCGACCATGCACTGCCGTTTTATGCAGTCCATTTCCCGGCACAATTTCCTGGAAACAAGAACGGCTCGATCAGAGCCGCCCTTGCCTTTACAGGAGGAAATTTCTATGGGGAGAAGTGCAAATTCTCCCTTTATCATCCTAGCAGATAAAAAGTTCAGAAACGTTCAGATTCGTACAAAATCGTTCAAAACCGTCCAAAACCGTTCAAAACCGTACATTTCTGCAGCAAAAACAAAAAAAACGCTGCATTTTCGCAGCGTTTCCTCATTCTCTTACATATTCCAGGATGTCACCGGGCTGGCAATCCAGATAATCACAAAGGGCGCTGATCGTCCTTGTGTCGATGTCTCCGCCTTCATGGATCTTCTTCCATGTTGCCTGGCCGATGATCTTATTTTTCTTTGTCATGGTGTAGCTGGTTTCCCCTCTGGCTTCCAGCATCCGCAGCAGCTTGTCATATCTGATCATAAAATGCGCCTCCTTCTTTATTATCCTTATCATATCAAAATAATATCGCTAATTCAAGCGACATTTTGCACAAAATATTGTCGCTATCTTTAGCGATATTGCCTATTGAATATCGCTAGTTCTTGCGATATAATAAACTCAAGAAGTTAAGCAAGCCGCCCGGTTGCTGGGGCGTAGAGTTCAGCAACAGCGACCGGGGACGGCTGAAAATCTCCGGGGTGCAACTCCAACAGATAACCCGATCATAAACCACTTTACATACAGGAGGTAAACAATATGTGTACAATCATCCCTTTCCCTACAAACAGAATCCAGCACACAAACGGCTACAACAATCTGAAAGCACTCTTTGAAATCTGCGACAGCGTGGAAAGCTGCAATTTCTACCTGGAAGCTAACGAAGAACTTTTCAAAAAAGGAAACATCACAGAATCCGAACTCTATACCCTGCGCCGTATCGGCAGACAGAAACGCCAGAAGCTGACACAGCCTAAGCAGGAACCCATCAAAGCAGAAGCCCCCGGCAATTACTGCTACACTCCCGAAATGGGACAGGAAAAACCCGAAGGCTGCCAGATGGAAGCTGGCCTGTGCTACTACGGTAAACATTACTGGGTAGACACTCCCCTGGAACTGAAAGGCAGAGGCATCACAGAACTTCCCACAAACTGGGTCAAAGGCTGTGACAAAGACCTGGAAGGCTGGAGAAGCTACCGAGTAACAAAAAAAGCCTTTGAAAAACTGAAAGAAAAATATTCTATCTCTATGGAATGTCACTTAGATTAACAACCACCCACCCGGCCCCCACAAGGGGGCTGGATCAGAAAGGAGCAAATAACAATGGCAAACATCAGAAGCGAAATCAACCCCGAACTTACATGGAAAATCAAGGCCGCAGGTCTTACAACAGAGGAAATCACATTCATCAAAACCTTTAACCCTTCAGTCTTCTGCAACGATCTGACCGGAAGCCTTTGGGCTTTCGACACAAAAATGCCCTCCGGCAGATGGCTGGAAAATATCAGTCTTTCCAACGATTTAAGAAATGCAACTGCTGCAGTTTATTAAGAAAGGAGCCAACACCATGAATAACCCCAGAAGAAAAGAAATCAATAAACTGATGAACAATATCGAAGAACTGCTGTCCCAGCTGGAAACCCTCAAAGACCAGGTCGATGAAATCCTTGAACAGGAACAGGAATACCTGGACAACATCCCCGAAAACCTTCAGACAAGCGAAAGATACGAAAAGGCAGAGGAAGCAGTACAAAACCTCGAAGAAGCTATTGACCTGATCGATGATGCAATGTCTTCCCTGGATGAAGCAAAAGACCGCCTGGAAGATGCAACCGCATAAAACAAAAAAAGCAGCAAGGACCCCTCCATCAGTCCCTGCTGCTTCTTTTTTCTTCATGCTTCAAATCCCAGGCAATGCACAACTTTTCCATGCCTTCCTTTTCGATGCGAAAACAGGCTGTCCGGGCTTTCTTTGCAGCCCTTGCCACTCTATCCCAGGGCAGCCTGTCCCCATATCTTGCCCAGATCACGGCCCTTTCGTCCTGATCCAGAGCCTCCGCCATTACCCTTGATAACTGGGAATGATGGGAAAGCCTGTCCCTGATCGCCCGTTCATTGATTTTGATTTCCTCCTCAATGTCTGCCCGTTTCAGCACCTTCTGCCCCGTGCTGTCTCCCGGTCCACTGTGTCCCCCTACGCTGTCGTACCGGGTAGCACTCACAGAAATGTGTTTCAGACACTCCCGCAGCTCGTCATTCCTTGCCCGAAACCACTGGGTAGCCGCCACAGTTTCACTCATTTTCTCAATCAGCTTGATCATTTCTTTTTTGCTCGTTGCCACTGTATCCCTCCTTTTCAGGGCCATTCCTGTCTCTGCTTCTCATATCTCTTTTTGATGCCTCTCTCCATTTTCTGCAGTTTTTCCCAGTGGTCTTTTATAGCCTTTTCTCCCCCGCCGTTTCGGTCTTTGCGTTCTGCTGTTGCGGCATATTTTAGCACCCTCCTGTAAAACTCCGCAAGGCTCCCTTTCTCCATAATGTCAAGCGTATCAAGATAGACTTTTTTCTGATCAGCCCGTCCCTCCGGCGTTTTAGAATATGCCTCCACCTTATCAATTTCTGCAATCAGTTTTTCATCTGGCCACTCTTTTGTAAATGCCCGCAGCTGCCTGAGATATACCAGTTCCCGAGAAATACTCGGATGCTCCTGCAGGCTTTTCGCCGTGTCAGCTAATCCCATTTATATCACCCTTCCAGACTTTGCTGTTCCCATTCCTTCGGCGGCTTGTCCTTTATTGTGTGGAATCGTTCCACACTGCGGAATGTGGTACTTCTGGGCATCCATACAAGGTCGATGGTTCCCGTCGGTCCGTTTCTCTGCTTCCCGATGATCAGCTCTGCCATGTTTCGCTTTTCCGTATCCGGGAAGTAATATTCATCACGGTATAAAAACATGATCGTGTCAGCGTCCTGCTCGATGTCGCCGCTGTCTCGCAGGTCAGAAAGCATGGGTCTGTGGTCTGCCCTGCCTTCCACCGATCTGCTCAGCTGAGAAAGTGCCAGAACAGGACAGTCCCAGTCTTTGGCCATCTGTTTCAGACCTCGGCTGATGTTGCCCACTTCTCGCACTCTGTCCTGCCCTTTGCTCACGATCAGCTGCAGATAATCAACACAGATCAGACAGATGTTGATGCCACGCATTCGCAAGCCATGCAGATAGGCGTTCATTTTCTCGATGGTCTGCCCCGTGCGGTCGTTGATGATCAGCCGCCCTGCGCCCTGTTCGTAGTGTTCGCTGTTTTTCTCCACGCCCTCCAGGGTATCCAGCCATGTGCTGTCATTCGTACCAACTGCAAAGCGGTCGTTGTCGATCAGATATTCAGACGTATAGCCCCTGTTGCCCAGGCTTTCATCAGGCATTTCCAGAGAAAAGATCACGACCCTGTCGTTTTTCTCCGTCAGGCTTTTCTGGGCGTTTTTCGCAATATCCAGCATCAGGGCGCTTTTCCCCATGCTTGGACGTGCAGCCAGAATGGTGGCTTCTCCGTTCCTCAGTCCGCCCAGCATCAAATCCAGGTCTTCAAATCCCGTCGGAAGACCGACGATCTTCTTCCCGCTGGCTCGCAGTTCTGCAATTTTCTTGATATGACGTTCTGTTGCATCCGCCAGTGTCACGATTTCCGCAAAGCCGTATCCGTTTCCCCGCATGGCTTCGATGCTCCTGTCAATGGCAGCCACATCATGCCTGTAGGCAGCCTGCACCATTTCGTTTGCTTCCTTCACCACACGCCGCAGACAAGCAAGTTGTTTCAGGTCTTCGACGTATTTTCGCATATAGATACTGCTGCTTACACTGGTCGAAATCTTCGCCAGCCATTCCAGACCGACCCGTTCCCACTCGCCCATCCTCTGCAGCTCGTTGCTCACCGTCACAACGTCCACGGCTTCCAGCTTCTGCATGGCCTGAAAGATCAGACGATACAGGGGGATGTAAAAATCATCCGGCACAAGCAGGGTCTTTCCCAGTGCCGCCGCCCCGCCGTCCAGAAACATACAGCCCAGGGCGGCTTTTTCCGTTTCTTCGCTATGTAGTCTTTTGAGTTCGTCCATACTCCTGTCCTGCCTTTCTTGCTATCATCCCATCAGTCCCCGTCTGCTTTCCAGTGCATCATTTCTGGGCGGTCTGTTGGGTGGTGGTGTGGGCTGGCCGCCCCCCTGGATCGGCTTGTATTCGTTTTCCCAGCCTCTGGCGTTCAGCCATGTGGCAGGGTGCGGAATATAATCACCGTTGTCCTTGTTCCATTCGTGGCTTTTCTTCGCCCGTGCCAGACCTTCCATGATCTGGCGGAAAAGGTCAGGCGTGATTTTCAGCTTGTCCCATCTGCTGACAGCCGTTCCCTTGTTTTTCTTGTTCGGGTATTCATTCCAGAATTGCTGAAACTCTAGTGAATAAGCATCATCGTCGATCATGGCAGGGATGAAATTAACCTTCTCGCCTTTTTTCTTTTTGCCTTTTCTTTTTTTTTCTT